AATGCAACAGGGTAGAGTTTTTGTCCCTGAAGATGCCGCCTGGACTAGCACGTTGGTGGCTGAACTTTTGCGTTTTCCTAACGGCGTGCATGATGATCAGGTTGATGCACTTGCCTGGGTGGGCTTGATGATGACAGAATACGCTACTTTTTATGAAGCGCCCGAACATATACCTTCTTGGCGAGATAGGTTAAGATATATAGCAAAAGCCGACAAGAAAAAATCGGCGATGAGTGCGTAATATGGCTTATAAGAAAAAAAAGATTAAAAAGAACTTAACTAAAGCAGAAGAACTCGCTCTAGCAAAAACACAATGGAATGCCTACACGCGCGCTAGAGATCACGGCCATGAAGAATATGTAGACATGGCAAAAAAATGCGACATGTATTATAGAGGTGATCAGTGGAATGAGTTTGACATGCAACAACTCGATGACCAGGGCAGGCCCGCATTAACAATTAATACCATTTTACCTACGATCAACGCAGTGCTCGGGGAACAAAGCACGAAAAAAGCAGACATACAATTTAAACCCAGAGGTGGAGGTAATCAACAAGTAGCCGACGTACTTACTATGGTTTACCAACAAATAGCAGATAACAATAAATTAGAATGGGTAGAGAACCAAGTATTTTCCGATGGTCTTATACAAGACCGAGGATACTTTGATGTTCGTATAGATTTTAGTGACCATGTTATAGGCGAAGTTAGAATAGAAGCAAAAGACCCTCTTGATATCTTGATTGATCCCGATGCAAAACATTATGACCCACGGACTTGGAATGAGATATTTGAGTCTAAGTGGATGAGCATAGATGAAATAGAAGAAACCTATGGACAAGACAAAGCAGACAAACTAAGAATGTTAGCAGAAACTGGCACTACATTAGGTGCCGACTCTATGGAATACGAAGAAGAAAGGTATGGGGACACAGATGAATACAATTACGGACAACAATTTCCAGGTGATCCTGAGAACGCACGTATGCTTAGGTCCATTAGAGTTATAGAAAGACAATATTACAGACTAAAAGAATGTATGTTCTATGTAGATTTAGTTACAGGTGATATGCGTGAAATACCTAATAATTGGGGTAAGAAGAAAAGAGAGAAGTTTGCGGATGATTATGGCCTAGATATCATGACAAAAACAATGAGATGTGTTCGTTGGACAGTAACTGCAGATACCGTAGTTTTATTTGATGATTGGTCACCTTATCAACACTTTACAATTGTGCCTTACTTTCCGTACTTTAGACGTGGTAAACCATTTGGCATGGTACGAAACCTATTATCACCACAAGAACAACTAAATAAAATAACATCACAAGAACTACATATAGTTAATACAACTGCTAACAGTGGTTGGATCGTAGAGAATGGTTCTCTTTCCGGTATGACGGCAGATGATTTAGAAGAGCATGGTGCGGAAACTGGCTTAGTATTAGAGTTTAACCGTGGCTCTACGCCTCCAGCCAAAATACCGCCAAACCAAATACCTACAGGATTAGACAGACTAGGGCAAAAAGCTGCCGCTAACATAAAACAAATAAGTGGTATTACAGACGCAATGTTAGGCCAAGACAGCGCTGAGGTTTCAGGCGTAGCAATACAAGCAAAACAAAATAGAGGCTCTATGTTGTTACAAGTGCCTTTAACTAATTTAGCTAAAACAAGACAATACTTAGCAGAATCTATTTTAAAGTTAGTACAATCTTATTACACAGAAGAAAGGATTATACAGATAACAGATGAAGAAGACCCATACAAACCTAGAAAACCACTACGTGTGAACCAAATGACACCGGAAGGTCAGATCATAAATGATTTACAACTAGGGGAATATGATGTTGTAGTGTCTAGCGCTCCTGCTAGGGATAACTTTGATGAAATGCAATTTGCTGAAGCTATATCATTGAGACAAGTTGGTGTACCTATTCCGGACGATATGATAGTAGAGTATTCACATTTATCACGTAAAGCAGACATTGCAGATAGAATAAGACAAATGCAGGGTACTGCACCACCAACAGAAGAACAGATACAACTCCAACAGTTCCAAATGGAGTCACAAATCAGAAGTACGCAGCTTGAGATAGCTAAACTAGAAGCAGAAGTTTCCAACTTACAAACCTCTGCTGCATTAAATGCTGCGAAGACAGAACAAGTTTCACAAGAACCACAGTTGAAGATTGCTGAATTACAAAGTAAAATTCAAACTAAACGTGAGGAACTTGATTTACGTGAGAAGTTATCAGCATTGACAAATGAGATGCGTAAAGAGCAAACTGATACTGCAGCAGCAGCCAAGATGGCTACTGAAGCAATGAAAAACTTAGACAAAACAGGAGGTACCGAATAATGGCTAAGGAAGATAATACTAATACTGAAGAAAATATAACGCTGGACGTTATGCCCGGCGCAGACCCCGTGCCTGAAGAAGAAGCAGGACAGGATTTTAAAGTCGATATGAATTTTGAAACTCAAGAGGAGGAAAATGAAGACGAGCCAGAAACTGAGGAAGAATCACAGGAAGGAGCTGAAGAGGTTGAAGAAGAGGAAGAGACTGAAGCAACTATTGAAGAACCAGAAAGTGACGGAGAAGAAAGCGTATTGGAAGAAGATGCGGGAGCTACACAACACCCTGAGGGATCAGATGAGAGAGGAGTTGATGAAGAAGCACCGAAAGAACCAATGATACCTAAGTCTAGGTTTGATGAAGTTTTACAAAAACAAAAAGCATTACAAAAGAAACTTAATGAAGCGCTTGCTCCACAAATAGAAGACGTTAAAGAAGCACCAAAGTTTAACTTTGAGGAAAAAGAAAAAGAGTATCAAACACTTGTTCTTGAAGGTGAATCAGAAGCTGCTACAAAATTACGGGCTGATATACGAGCTGCAGAAAAACAACAGCTTATGTTTGAAATGCAAGCTAAAATGGGCCAAACAGTTACGCAAAACCAAGAAATGGTAGATTTGCAGACTAAAGCTACACAACTTGAAGCTATTTACCCAGAACTTAATCAAGCAGACCCTAACTTTAACCAAGACAAAACAAACCAAGTGTTAGAGCTTAGAGACGCTTTTATTACTCAAGGTTATATGGGTGCAGATGCTTTACAAAAGTCTGTAGATTTATTAATGGGCAAAGAACCAACTGCTACAGTAGATGAAGTGCAACAAAAAGTAACACAGAAAAAACAAGTTGCTAATACAACTAAAAAGCTACAAGCAGCTGAATCACAACCCCCTGCTATGAAAGGCAAAAACAAAGTAGATAAAAAAGTTGATATAAATAGTATGTCAATTGATGAATTTGATGCGTTACCCGCTGAAACTTTACGAAGAATGCGTGGAGATTTCGGATAAACTGTGGTATAAATTAAATAAGTTCGCACGTAAGAGCGATATCTTACCAGGGTCGTTCCTGTAAAAAATCGTTTTTTCGCCCACCACAAGGCGTTAAATTGGTCGGGGTCGTACTCCGTAACTAACGAAATCGTTACCCCAACGACAAAGGGTACACGGATAAAAGTCGCTCCAATAAGTCGACTGGTTAATTTTAATTAATGGAGACATTATCATGGCAAATACAAATTTTGCTGCGTTGACCAGTGAACAACTAACCATCTGGTCTCGTGATTTTTGGCGTGTCGCTAGAAATATGTCCTTCGTTAACCAATTCGCTGGTAGCGGTTCCAACGCTATGGTTCAGGTTATATCTGAACTTACCCAGTCTGAAAAAGGAGCTAGAGCAGTATTAACTCTTTTAGCTGACATGACAGGCGACGGTATTGTTGGTGACAACACCCTCGAAGGGAACGAAGAGGCACTAAGAGCTTTCGACATAGTCGTAACAATTGACCAACTTAGATTTGCAAACAGATTATCTGGTAGACTTGCGGATCAAAAGTCAGTTGTAAACTTTAGGGAACATTCAAGAGATGCACTTGCATATGCAATGGCTGACAGAATGGACCAATGTGCATTCCTTACTTTAAGTGGTATAGGGTATAACCTTAAGAACAATGGTGCGTTAAGACCATCAATGAACTCAGGGCAAAACCTAAACGATCTAGAGTTTGCGAGTGAAGTTAGTGCACCTACTTCTAATAGACATAGAAGAGTAGATGCAACTAATGGTATTGTAGCTGGTGACGTTACTGCTTTAGAAGCAGCAGACAAACTAAGCTATAAGAGTATTGTTGATCTAAAAGCCTATGCTAAAGACAACTACATCAGAGGCCTAAGAGGCGCAGGTAACGATGAGACATTCCATCTTTTCGTAACTCCGCAAGTTATGGCTGACCTTAAACTTGACTCAGATTTCCTTGCTAACGTAAGGCAAGCTGGTGTT